GGGACTGCCGTCCGTGCCCGCCATCCGTCTTGGGCATACGTTGGGGCTACTGGCATTCCCATGGGCTAGATCCTCGGTTCCCAGGGGTAGCGGGCCGACTTCTCGGGCAGATGGGGATCGGCCCGGATGTCGGCCATCATCTGTTTATAGGCGGCGGTAGACATCGCTTCCGCGACTTTCACGATCTTCATTCCCGGACGCATGAGGTATTGGGTCAGGCCGAACACATCCATCCCGACCCAGCCCCCATAGTATTCATCGAAGACATAAAAATCCGTGCCACGATGAATGAGTAATCCGACCGTCTCATCTTCCTGGACGACCGCCGTGACCCCCCCACCGGGGGCGTCCTGGGGCTCGCCATCGACATGACTGAAACTGAACCCGTTCACATAAAAGACTTTCCAGCGCACCTACGGCGTCCGGGGGGCGATCCCGATGATGCGCCCGTCCTCGTTGCGCTGCACTTCCCACGCGGGCGGGGTCGCGGCTTTCTTCACCTCATCCCCGACGTTGATCGTCATGGGCGCGAGAGCGGTCCCCGCTTTCGCAACCAGTGCCTCACGGATGAGATCCAACCGTTTCTGGGTTTCCTTGGAACTGGTCTCGGCCATGGCCTTCTGATCCTTGGCCCCTTGCTGGATGGCTTGGTCTTTCATATCCAGCTCCAGTTGCATCCCTTCCATTCGCATCTGTTCCTCTTCCGCTCGCGCATCCTCGCGCTCCTGGAAGTCCATCTCGCTCAGTTGCGGCAGGCCCGCGAAGGCCCGCAGGGTGTTCTCCAGTTTCTCGTCTGGGAACAGCGGCATCCCGGCAGCGGCCAACTTCCCAAGGAAGTCACCCAGTGCGGCGAGGTCAGCCCCTTCCAATTCCCCATGGCGCAACTTGGGAGGATTCTCGACCTCCATCCCGTTCAGCCTGAGCAGGCGCGGGATGGCGTGTTCGTTGATCACATCCTCGATGCTCTTGAGGTACGTTTCAATCGCGAGCAGGAAGATGTTGGTCTTGGTCTTCGACAGCGCGAACGACCCCACGCCCTCCAGCCCCAAGAACAGGAACTCGGTGAGCATGGAGATCGCGATCTCGTGCGCGTAGCGGGAGATCGTCGCGTTCGTATCGAACTGCCGACGCCCGCCGCTGGTGATCAACTGGAAGTCGAACAGCGGCTTGCCATTCACATCCGTGTCACTCGGGAGCAAGATCCCGTCTTGTTCCCCGCGCCGTAACGCTTTCAGGGTCTTCTTCCAGGTGGCGAGGGCGGCTTTCTCTTCCCCGCTGGCATTGGCATCCAGCATCGAGGAGGGCACCTTCATCACCGGCAGGCCCGCCAGGTCGCGTTCGATCCCGACCGCCTCGATCTCTTCCACCCGCTTGAGGAAGTACCAGGGCCGGTAGGCCGTCCGGAGGGCACTGACCCCTTCCGGGTTGTTCTTACTCAGCCGAGTGCGGAAATGCAGCGCCTTCTCAATCGGGATGAAATGGTCTTTGTAGTCTGGGGCACTCCGCTGGTGCATGCCCTTGATCCCGCCCGTCTCATCGAACTCCCACTTCTCTAAACTCGTCTGTGCCCGTGGGGCGAATTTCCGCCAGCCGATCTTCCCGTCCGTGTACTTCGAGGAAGAGCCTGGTGTCTTCGACTGGCCGGAGCGTTTCTTGTAGACGATCTCGTGATAGCTCCAGCCATAGGGCACCATGGTCAGAAACTCAGAGATGTAATCACTGAAGGGATGGGACATATCCTGGAAGGCCGAGTCGATCAACTCGAACGCTTCCTCATCCGTTTCGTCCCCATCCTTGTTCTTCTCGACGGTCCAGTTGACCCGCCGAATGATCATGTCGATGACCGTGAGCGAGGCCCCAACCGTGGGGTCGTTACTCGCCATCTCCTCGTACACGCGGATGGCGTTCGAGCCCTGGAGGTTGGGATGGAACTCTTCCATCACCATCCCCGAGTAATGCTGGAGGCCCGTCACCCCGATCTCGGCCATGTTCGGGGACGCCTTCTCGACGGTCCCATTCCCCTTCGGGGGCGGGAGCAGGGGTTCCGTGAGGTAACTCAGGTCTACATTCATCAATCGCTTTGCCATGGTCCTAGATCCCCCACGGGGAAGGTGTGGTCAAGCCTTGGGGGGCCACGATGGTCCCCACGGAGGCCGTCGTCAATTTCGCGAATGCGCCACTCGACGCATCAGTTTGATCCAAGTATTTGCCGTTGGGGAAGGTTTCCAACTCATCGAGGTAGGCTTTGTTCCATGGGCCTTTCACCAATACCACATCCCCATTTTGCCATGCCGTGCTAAAGGCATCAGCCCGATCTTCTTTTGAGCCCGTCACCCGATCCGGCCAGACGATGAACCCCTTCATCATCCGAATGAATGCCTGGATGGATTCCTTGCCCGCGCTGCCTGGTTCCTGTTCCACCCAGATCCGCATGGCCCGTCCATCATTCTCCCCGATTTGGCGGATGCGTTTGTCGCGAGGTCCAGTGGCATACCTGAACCTGGCAGAATCCTCGATATAGATTTTGTCATCCCGCCCCAGCGACATCCGCACCCCGGCGGTATAGGCCCCGGCCCCGGCAGTCCCCGCACGGTCCCAGTAGCGGAGACGGGCGCGACACTGCTCCTTGGGT